AATACCAAGAACTCTGTAAATAACCTGCGTGCGCAGAAAGATGCCTTCATGGCTCTGCGCGATTCTGTCGATCTGACAAGCAAGGAATTCAAGCAGGCCACGATTGAGGTCAACAAATTAGACAAGGCACTTGCAAAGGCTGAGGGCCGCAAGACACAGCGTGGAGGCCGTGCAGCTGCTCTAGCCAAGGGTGTCGGTGCAATTGCTGCTGGCGGTGTTTTTGGTGGCCCTGAAGGCGCAATAGGCGCAACTATTGGTTTGGCTGTTGGCGGTCCTGCTGGTGCTGCGGTTGGTGCAGGTATTGGAGCAGTGGCTGGGAATATCAGGCAATCACTTGGTGCTACTGCTGAGTATGCAGCTGAACTGACAAAGCTGAGAATCGCCTTGAAAGGCGTTACTGAAGATCAAGCTGAATACAGTCAGGCCCTTGCATTTGTTGAAAAAACAACTGATGACTTTGCGATTCCGCAAGAAATTATCACGCGTCAGTTCACGAAGCTGCAGGCGTCTGTCTCTGGAGCTGGCGGCAACCTCAAAGATACGGAGACTGCCTTCAATGGCATCGTCGCTGCTGTAAGAGCAACAGGCGGTTCGCTTACTGATGTAGATGCAGCGCTGACTGCAACTGCACAGGTCTTCTCTAAAGGCAAGGTATCTGCGGAAGAACTTCGGCAGCAAATTGGTGAGCGTTTGCCTGGTGCATTTACGCTCTTTGCTGACTCGATGGATAAGACTCCTGCTGAGCTTGATAAGGCTTTAGAGCAGGGTCAAGTCAGCCTCCAAGACTTCCAGAAGTTTGCAGTCGAGCTGTTTGATCGATATGGAGAAACAGCAAAAACGATTGCTGACAGCCCTGATGCTGCTGGTGATCGCCTTAAGGTTGTATTGGAAAGGCTGCAAGAAAACGTTGGTACGCTGCTCAAGCCAATTGGTGCAGCATTCCAAGTTACGTTCACCAACATCATTGAATTTATTGATGCAGCAACGGCCCGCCTGAACTTGTTCTTAGAGCTTGGTGCTCAAGGCACGAGGAATAAGGTTCAGAGGCTTTCAGAGGACATCACGCGCATGCTTGCTAAGCAAGAAGAGCGCAGAAGAATTGAGCGCAGGTTCGGGCCAGGGGTGATTAGAGAGAGTGACATAAGGGAAACCGAGGTATTACTTCAGCAAAAAAGAGAACAGCTTCAAGCTGCTCAAGCAACTCTCAGGGATTTGACTGGTTTCGGTGCTGCGGCAGATGTGAAGCAATCAGCCCTGCCAGGTGTTGGCGATCCTACTGGAGAGGGCGAATTGAAGACAAAGGTTAAAACAACAAGCGCAGAAATCCTTGCTCTTGAAAAGAAAAGGTTCGAGGCACTGCAAAACAACAATCGAGAGATAGCTGCAGACTTTGAAAGGCAAATTGGTTTGCGAGAAGTTCTCGAAGCTTTTAATGCAGGTGAGATCGATGACAACACAAGAATTCTTGAAATCCTCAAGGTCGAGGAAAAATTCAGGAAAGCTATCCTTAAGCTCAGGAAAGAAGCCAAGCAGGGCGAGCCAGAGCTGAAGGAAGTAAAGAAAGCAGCGGAAAGTGTTGAGAAGCAATTTGAAAAGATTGGCAAGACAATTAAGGCAGGTGTTGTTGACAACCTGACCAAGGCGATTATGGGGGCTCAAAGCCTTGGCGATGCATTGGGCAACATTCTGCGTCAAGCAGGCTCGATGTTCATCAGCTTTGGCCTCAAGCAGCTTTTTCCGTTCCTCAATGCAAACGGGAATGTTTATGACCAGTCAGGGTTTGTTCCTTTTGCCAAAGGTGGCATAGTCAACAAGCCAACTTTGTTCCCCTTCGCTAAGGGTATTGGCCTCATGGGCGAGGCTGGACCTGAAGCAATCATGCCGCTGCGTCGTGGTCCGTCAGGTCGTCTTGGTGTTGAGGCAGCAGGTGGTGGCGTCGGTAACGTAGTGGTGAACGTTGATGCCTCAGGCTCTGCTGTGCAAGGCGACTCCAACCAAGCTGATCAACTCGGCAAGGCAATCGGAGCTGCTGTACAGGCTGAGTTGCTGAAGCAAAAACGTCCTGGCGGCATGTTGGCAGGAGTCTGATGGCAACATTCAATGACGCGACTGTTGGCACAAGCACGGGCGGTACAACGCCTGATTTTGGTGCTGTTCGCCGCTCTGCTCCTGTAGTGCGCAAGGTGCAATACGGCGACGGATTTGAAACCCGCTTGACCTACGGCTTAAATCAAAATCCCCGTGTTTGGCAGTTGAAGTGGACTGCAAAAGACAGCACTGATGCTGATGCCATCGAGGCATTCTTTGATGCACGAGCTGCAGACAATGCTGCGTTTGATTGGACACCGCTTGATGACACCACTGCCTACAAGTGGGTAGTCGACAGTTGGCAGCGCACCCATCGTTATGCCAACGTCAACGAGATCACGGCAACTTTCCGTCAAGTATTTGAACCGTAATGGCAGTAGCAGCTTGGGCCGCTAGTACCGCTTTCTCTGTTGGTGATATCCGCAGAGCGACGACAGAACAGGCTTCTGGCCTGTGGTTTCGGTGTACAACAGCAGGCACTTCTGCAAGCAGTGAGCCAAGTTGGCCGACTGACATTGGCAGCACGATCACAGACAACACTTGCGTCTGGACTGCTATCAGCAGCGTCTATGAGGACGTTTCTGCTTTGGCCCCCAGCGCCATTATCGAATTATTTGAGGTGCAATTAAATAGCACATTGCATGGCAGCTCTGATGTGTATCGGTTTCATGCAGGCAGCAATGCGAATGTAACTGGCAACATTGTTTGGAACGGCAATGCTTATACGCGCATGCCTGTTAAAGCTGATGGGTTCGAATTGACTTCTACAGGGTCGTTACCTCAGCCGACTCTTACAATCGCCAACCTTGACGGCAACATGACCACCGTCTTGGCCCTTGTTAATCAGACAACTGCAGGCAACGATTTGACTGGTGCAACTGTCAAACGCATTCGCACTCTCAAGCGTTATATCGATGGCGAGAGCAGTGCTGATCCAAACGCAAAGTTTCCTGATGAGATTTGGCGTATCTCTCGCAAAGCTGCAGAAAATCGTGACTACGTCTCGTTTGAGCTATCCAGTGCTTTCGATCTTGCTGGGCAGAAACTTCCGAAACGGCAGATTGTCGCTAACACTTGCCAATGGATTTATCGAAGCACTGAGTGTGGGTACACAGGCACTGATTACTTTGATGTCAATGGCAATACAGTGAGTGCGGAAGCAGATGATGTATGCGGCAAGCGCATTGCCTCATGCAAGCTACGGTTTGGAGAGAACGGTGAGCTGCCGTTCGGTTCATTCCCTGGTGCAGGATTGATTCGATGAAGCTGACTGAGTCGTTAAAACAGCAGATACTGGAACACGCGACTCATGACTCACCTATTGAATGTTGTGGCCTGATTGCTGTAGTCAAAGGGCGCAGACGTTACTTCTGGTGTCAAAACATCGCTGATACACCTGACGAGCATTTCGTGCTTGATGGTTGGGATGAGGTAGAGGACAAAGGCGAGATCGTTGCGATCGTGCATAGCCATCCAAAAACCAACCCAGCTCCATCTGTTGCTGATCGTGTTGCCTGTGAAAAGTCGGGCCTGCCTTGGTTCATCGTCAATCCAAACACAAGAGAATGGGGTTACTGCGAGCCAGAGGGCTTTGAGCTGCCTTATGTAGGACGTGAGTTTGTGCATGGGGTGGTCGATTGCTATGCACTGTGCCGTGATTGGTATCAAAGGGAGTGGGGGCTAGAACTGCAGGACTACCCACGTCGTGATAACTGGTGGCATCAGGGGCAAAATCTGTACCTAGAAAATTTTCAGAAGGAAGGCTTTCACAAGATCCCAATTGAGGAGCTGCAGCGTGGTGATGCCTTGTTAATGAATCTGCAGTCACCTGTGCCAAATCATGCGGCCATCTATTTAGGCGATCAGCAGATTCTGCATCATGTACAAGGCAGGCTCAGCAGTCGTGATGTCTACTTTGCTGACGGCGGTTACTATGGCAAAAGTACGGCCTGCGCTTTGAGGCATGAAAGTCGTCAAAGTGTACGGGGAGCTGCGTAAACGACTCGGTCAATGCCGTTTCGAGTTTGATGTGGCTACTCCTGCACAAGCAATCAAAGCTCTGTGCGTTAACTTTCCAGGGCTTGACAAGTGGCTTATCGATAGCGAGCAGGACGGGATTGGCTATCGAGTGAAAATCGGCAAAGAACAGGTCACTGAAGATTCTTATGGCGTGCTTGGTATGCCTTGGAGCGAACGTGAGGTGTTTAGCATTACGCCAATAGTTGCTGGCTCAGGTGGTGTTGGCCGAGCAATTTTTGGTGCTTTGTTAATTACTGCAGCCGTTTTCGTTCCTGCTATAGGTCCTACTGCTGCAACTATTTTCGGCACCACATTTGGTGCAGTGAGCCTTGGTGTCGCTGCTATTGGTGCTGGCTTGGTTCTCACTGGTGTTGCCGACATTATTTCACCAATGAATGGACCTGGGCTTGAGGCAAGTAAAGAGGCCGCAAAACTCCAGAACATGAGCTTCAGTGGCATTGTCAATACGGCACGCCAAGGCCTGCCTGTTCCCATAGCCTATGGGCGTGTCTTTGTTGGATCAGCCGTGATTAGCACTGGCTTTGACGTTGATCACACTCCTAATTCAACAACAGGCAGTGGCAACAGACTTCTGGACAAGATTGATGGGATTCAATCTTCGGCTGTCTTCCTTAACAAAACTGATTGATGGATAAGCTGTTTCAAATTCAAGGTGCTGGCGGCGGCGGTGGCGGCGGCAAAGGTGGTGGTCGCTCATCTCGTACGCCAATTGAGGCTGATGACACTCTTCAGTCAGAACAGTTTGCGCATGTATTAGACCTTTTATGCGAAGGAGAAATTGAAGGTCTTGATAATGGAGCTAAAAGTATTCTCCTCGATGACACACCTGTAGAAAATACTGATGGAACTTTTAATTTTCAAAATTTTGTTATTGTCACTCGAAATGGCACGCAAAGTCAATCGTATATTCCTGTTCCATCGGGTGGTGGCAACATCGAGTCTGAGCAAAATGTTGGAACAAAAGTTGAAAATGGAACGCCAATAACCCGTCAAATTACTGACACTGACATTGATCGTGTACGAGTAACTATTAACATTCCCGCTCTTCAGCGAATCACGGACGAAGGAGATATCCTTGGACATTCTGTATCTCTGCGTATTGATATTCAGTACAACGGGGGTGGGTTCAACACTTACTTGTCTGACACAATTAGCGGCAAAAGCAGCAGTCTATATCAAAGAGATTATCTCCTAGACCTGAATGGATCATTCCCTGTAGACATTCGTGTTATCAGGACAAGCGCCAATGAAACTAGCAGCAAAAAGTCAAGCGATATTTTCTGGAGTGCTTATACAGAGATTCAAGATGACAAGTTGCGCTATCCAAACAGCGCATTGATTGGCTTACGCTTCAGCGCGAAGCAGTTCAGCAGTGTGCCGACCCGCAAGTATTTGATTCGCGGGATGAAGGTAAAGATCCCAAGCAATGCGACTGTAGACACAACAACACATCTCGGAAGGATTACCTATTCAGGAACTTGGGATGGCACCTTTCAAGCTGCTACTTGGACTAATGATCCTGCATGGTGTTTATACGACTTGCTAATTGATCAACGTCGTTATGGGGTTGGTGTAGATGAAAGCACGCTCGACAAGTTTGACTTTTTCTCTGTTTCTCAATATTGCAACGCTCTAGTTGATGACGGCAAAGGCGGGCAAGAGCCACGATTCAGCCTCAACATCTTAATCAACAGCAGAGACGAGGTATATAACGTCATTCAACAACTAACAAGCGTCTTCCGTGGCATTGCTTATTACGGAGCAGGATCTCTTGTCCTCAGGCAAGACAAACCTACTGATGCGCAGTATTTGCTTGGCCCTGCCAATGTCGTTGATGGCCTGTTTACCTACACGGGCACAGCAGAGAAGACTAGGCACACCTGCGCAACTGTTGGCTGGCAAAGCTACGACAATAATGGCGAGGTTGAATACGAATATGTTGAGGATGCTGAAGCAGTAGCCAAGTACGGAATTATTAACAAGGATATCCGTGCCCTTGGTTGTTACTCCCAAGGTCAAGCGCACAGGCTCGGTAAGTGGACGCTCTTAAGCGAGAAAAACATTACGGAAAGCTGCTCGTTTGCTGTTGCGATTGATAGCGGCATTGTGATTACGCCTGGCATGGTGGTGGATATTGCTGATCCCCTGCGTGCTGGTACAAGGCGCAGTGGGCGAGTGAGTTCTGCAACGACAACTGTCATCACAGTCGACAGTGACACCAATCTGTCAGTCAATCTTGCAGCAAGCCCAACCATCTCGGTGATGATGCCGACTGGTTTGGTTGAGACAAAGACGATCAGCAGCATTTCAGGGACTGCGATCACTGTTTCAGAAGCTTTTAGCGAAGCACCCAACGCTGCTGCCGTCTGGTTGATTCAGACCAGCGATATTCAGTCACAGCAGTTCCGTGTTGTTTCTGTCGCTGACAACAACGACGGCACAGTAGGCGTCACTGCTCTTGCCTACAACGAGTCGATTTACAACGCAGTTGAGCAAGATGTTTCACTAACTGCACGAGATATTACAAATCTGTCAGGCATCCCTGCAGCTCCAGAAGGCCTCAACGGCACCGAGTTTCTATATCAAGAAGGTCAAACGGTTCACACGGGCTTTGACCTGAGCTGGAGCCATGGGCGTATTAACGTCAACGAATTTGAGGTCAAGTACAGAATTGATGATGACAATTTTGAACAAATAACAACTGCTGCGCCATCTATCACTTTGCGTGCTTTGCGGGCAGGCGAGCTAGAAGTGCAAATTATTGCCAAAAACTACCTTGGCAAACAAAGCTCAACTGCAACAGCAACTTTCACGCTTGTTGGAAAGACAGCAGTCCCTGGTGATGTACAGAACCTTTCGATTGAACCGATCAGCGCCAACAGTGCTCGTCTGCGTTGGGATCAGACTGTTGATCTCGATGTAAAGGTGAACGGTCTTGTTCACATCAAGCACAGCAACCTAACTGACGGGACAGCGACTTGGCCTAACTCTGTTGACCTAATCCAAGCTGTTGCAGGTAACTCGACCGAGGCCATTGTCCCTCTAGTAGCTGGTGAGGTATTTGCCAAGTTTGAGGACGACTTAGGCAACAAAAGCACAAACGCAACCAGCGTGATCATGCAGCTCCCAGACACTCTGGGACGACTTGCGGTCCAAACCCGCAGAGAAGACCTCGACAGCCCACCGTTTAAGGGGACTAAGACCGATTGCTTCTATAGCGATGACTTAGATGCGTTGATTATCGACGGTGACGAGGAGTTAGACGATCAAACGGATTTTGACGAGATCAGCTCTTTTGACACTCTCGGTGACATTCTGTCTTCTGCTGAATATCAGTTTGTCAATACGTTAGATCTTGGCTCACGCTTCTCACTGGATTTGGAGCGTAGGTTTGTTACAAGGGCGTTTTTCCCTAATGACTTGATCGACTCTCGTACAGCAAACGTGGACGACTGGAATGACTTTGATGGAACGGAAGCTGATGCTGTTAATGCCAAGTTATACATGCGCAGCACTGCTAGTGATCCATCAGATCCTGCAAACTTCGGTGTATGGCGAGAGTTTGTCTCTGGAACGTTTGAGGCTAGGGCGTTCCAATTCAAGGCAGAGCTAAGCAGCTCTGATATTGCCCAAAACATTTTGGTTGATGAGCTGGGCTACGAGGCAACGTTTCAACGCAGACAAGAAAATAGCAATGGCACCATCGCTTCAGGCACCAGCACCAAGAGCGTGACCTTCGACAAGGCGTTCTTCACGGGCACAGCATCGCTAGGTGGCACAAACGCTTATCTGCCGAGCGTTGCAGTCACGGTTCAAAACCTTGGCAACGGTGAACGCCTAAACGTCAGCAATGTGAGTGCTACTGGCTTTGACGTGGACATCTTGAACAGCAGTGATGCAAACGTTGACAGGAACTTCACCTATGCGGCTGTGGGCTATGGCAAGGCGGTTTAACATACAAGCAATGTTGTCAAAAACGGGCTGAGGCATGGCTACTCACGATTATGTGATTGCTAACGGAACGGGAGCTGCGGTCCGTGCTGATTTGAATAACGCCTTAGCGGCGATCGTCAGTAATAACAGCGGAAGCTCTGAGCCTGGGACGACTTACGCCTATCAGTGGTGGGCAGACACTACGAACAACTTGCTGAAGCTGCGTAATTCAGCAAACAATGCATGGATCACGCTGCGTGAGCTTGACGGCACACTGCTGATGGAGGACGGCAGCAATTCTGCGCCTGGTCTTTCCTTTGCCTCTGATACCAACACAGGCTTCTTTAGCGGCGGTGCTGACAAGATTGGTTTTGCTACTGGCGGCGCAGAGCGTCTAGAGATTGGCAGCTCTGAGGTTGTATTCAACGACCCCAGCAATGATGTTGACTTCCGCGTGGAGTCAAACAGCAACACTCATAGGCTGTTTGTCGATGCAGCAAATGATCGCGTTGGCATTGGAACGTCAGGGCCAAAGGAAGTTATTGACGCTCGTGGAGCCGCAGTTTTTAGCGGTGACCATGTAACAACTCAAAGTGCATTTGGAACGGCGCATGGAATTTTGCTGTCGTCTACAAGCAACCTTGCGTCAATCAAGGCTGTAAGTAATGGTTCTAATAACGTAGCTATTAACTTTATTCCACTTAGCTCTGGCAGTGGATCTGAGGCGATGCGCATTGATTCAAGTGGCAGGCTCCTCGTGGGGGCAGCAACTACGACTCACGCCGACGCTAACGCGAAAATACAGGCCACTTCTACTGGTGGTACGAGCCTTGTTTTGGCCCGTGACGATGCTTCAGTTGTTGCAGGAAATACTATAGGAATGATCCAATTTTATGGAAATGATGGAGGCACAAATCAACAATGCGCTGAAATTAGATGTGACGCTGATGGAACCCAGTCAAATAACAACAAGCCATCACGCTTAGTGTTTGGGACCACTGCAGACGACGCAAGCAGCGCGACCGAGCGCATGCGAATCGACAGCTCTGGAAATGTTGGCATCGGAACTACCAGCCCTACGCACGAGTTAACCGTTCACGGTTCAACTGCTACAAGCGGGACCATTGAAGCAAACAGATTTTCCGTAAGAGATAACTTTGGCAACCCTCCTAGTCTTGGGAATGGATTTTATTCTCCAGGCGCAAATAATCTTGCGTTCGCTACAAACTCGACCGAGGGGATGCGTATCGACGGCTCGCAGCGGTTGTTGATTGGTACGTCTAGTGCAGCTTCAACCACAGCAGGCAATATCTTACAGAGTATCCACTCCAGTGGATCGTCTTTAATTCTTGGCAGAAATGATACAAGTGTTGGCGATGGTGAACTTATTGGCGGTGTACGTTTCTTTGCAAATGATCCGTCTGGGTATAACCAAGTAGCAGCAATCGTATGTGATTCAGAAGGTTCACATAACTCTGGTGATTATCCGACAAGGCTTGAGTTTTACACCACAGCGGACGGTGAAGGCAGCCCGACCCAGCGGCTGAGAATTAAGAATGACGGCGTATCTGAATTTGAGTCAAGTAGCCATGTTGTGACTGCCACAACATCTGCGGGGGCTGGCACTTCAAAGTATCTTTATCGAGGGGCACATTCAAGTGGTTCGACTATTGTTTTCAATGTTTGGTCTAACGGCAACGTCGAAAGTGCAACTAATTCTTACGGCGGAATCTCAGATGTAAAGCTCAAGGAAAACATTGTAGATGCCAATTCGCAGTGGGATGACCTGAAGGCAATTCGTGTTCGCAAGTACAACTTCAAAGAGTCAACTGGGCACGATACACATACCCAAATTGGCCTAGTGGCTCAAGAGGTTGAAACTGTATCGCCTGGCCTTGTTACTGACTTGGCTGACAATGATGCTGACGGCAACCAAACCGATACCGTTACCAAGTCGGTCAACTACTCTGTGCTTTACATGAAGGCTGTAAAGGCACTTCAAGAGGCAATGGACCGTATTGAAACCTTAGAAACCAAAGTTGCAGCCCTTGAGGCTGGCTAAGTAAACTTCTTCTGACTTCACATCACCATGGCTAACACCTACGTCTGGAAGATCGCAAACCTCGACAGGAATCTGTCGGATAATTTTGCCCATACGGCTCACTACACCGTGACCGCAATCAGTGATCAGGTTGACTCTGAAGGCAACGCCTACAACTCAGGCGCTTACGGCAGCATTGGCCTCGATCGTCCTGACACCTTGGCCGACTTCGAGGATCTGACTGAAGCTGACATCGTGGCTGCTGTGCAGGCCAAGCTTGGTGGTGATGAAAAGGTGACTGAGATTCAGGATGCGTTGGCTGCACGCATCACTGAGCAGATCAACCCGACTCAGGCATCTGGCAAACCTTCTGGCTGGTGATCTGATGCAACGCCCTGACCCGATGATTCCCTGCAAGCCAGGGGCAGAAGATGTTGTGGCTATGAGCAATCGAGTCGCATGGCTGAATTGCTTGTATCTGCATGACGAAAGGGACAAACGAGAGCATCCCTTGCACGGCAAGTACACAGGTCTTGCAGCTAAATATCAGCAGTTCATCGGCTGATGGCGAAACCTAAGTCTTTCACTGTCACCAATTTCATTGAGGGCAAACCTAAAAGAACTCGTCAGGGTTCAGGACGCCATTCTCTTCCTAAGAAGGGTAAAAAGCGTTATAGAGGTCAAGGCCGATGAATGGACGCTGCCACTCTTAACAACTGGCGCTTA